CAGGGAGGGTGGAGGCGGTAGAAAAGGGTGAGAGGATCCACCGGCCATAGTGGGGCCATGGTCCGGAGGCTGAACAGGCGCTAGACCCGCGGTGCGCCGCGTTGTGCTAGGTTTCGGCGCAACTTCGTTGCATCTGGCACACCTATGAACGCACCCAAACCGAAAGAGCTGACACCAGCGGAGCGCCGTTTCGTCGGGGAGTACCTCGTCGACTTCAACGCCACCGCCGCGCTCATGCGGTGCGGCTGGTCACCCCACACGGCGAACCAGAACTCGGTCTATTTCCTGCGCAAGCCGCACGTCCGTGCCGCCATCGAGAAGGGCATCAAGCGGATGGAGGCGCACAACGTCGTGAGCGCCACTCGGATCCTCGAGGAGGTGCTGCGCATCGCCACCGCAGACCCGCGCCGCGCGATGAACGACGACGGCTCGATGAAGCAGCTCCAGGAACTCGACGAGGACACCGCGCGTGCCGTGGCGTCCCTCGAGGTGGTCACCAAGCCGGGCCGCGGCGACGAGCCGCCCACGATCACGCACAAGCTCAAGTTCTGGGACAAAGGGCGGGCCACCGATACGCTGCTCAAGAGTCTGGGCAAGCTGATCGACGGGGTGCAGGTGAATAACACCACGGTGGTGGGCGTCGGGCCGGGTGCGCTCGAGCACGCGCGCATGCTGGAGCTCGAGAACAAGCTGCGCGCCACGCTGGGCCTGGAGCAGGTCGAGGCGCTCGAGCCGGCCGACGAGGTGAGTGCAGCTCCCTCGGATGAGGCTGACGATACCGTCGAAGCGGCTACACCTTCGGATCTCGACGACCCGGCCTTCCTGTGACTGTGGCAATTTTACTGGAGCAAACCATGACCTCGATGGCGACGTACTTTGGCACCAAAGTTGTGATGGCACGGCAGATGACTCGCCAGGCATACAACGACTACCGTGGGTGGAAGCTGCCGGAGAACGAAAACGGCAGCGACCTTGGATTCCTGGTCGAGTACGTCGACGGAGGAGCTCCCAACGACCCGAGGCACGCCGGCTACATCAGCTGGAGCCCTCGCGATGTGTTCGAGCGGGCGTACAGACCTACGACCGGGTTAACGTTCGGGGAGGCCCTCGAGGCGCTGAAGATCGGCAAGTGCGTCGCTCGAGAGGGGTGGAACGCGGCAGGGCAGTTCGTGTATCTGGTTCCCGCAGGCGCATACCCGGCCCAGACCGGGGCAGCCAAACGCGCTTTCGGTGAGGGAGCCCTCATCCCGTACCGTGCCTACCTCGCGCTGAAGACCGCCCAGGGCGACATTGCGACGTGGGCGCCGAGCGGCAGCGACGCCCTCGCCGACGACTGGCGCATCGTCTGAGGCGTGGTCCGGCTGTGAAGCTCAACCCCACGCTGCGCCGCCACCTCTGGGCCTGCCCCTACGAAAAGATCGTGGAGGCTTGGCGGCTCATCGTCGAGCTGCACGGCAACGAGGGCAAGCGCTGGCTGGGCCGCAACGATCGGTACTACCTCCTGGTGGTCCTGCTGCACCGGCCGGACGCGCTGCACCCGTGGCTCTATGAGCGGCTGCGGCACGTACGGGAGGACCCGGACGGATACCTCGATCTCTGGGCGCGCGAGCACTACAAGAGCACGATCATCACCTATGCGGGGATCATTCAGGAGGTCATCCGCGACCCCGAGATCACGATCGGCATCTTCAGCCACACCAAGCCGACCGCGCGCAAGTTCCTGCTGCAGATCAAGCAGGAATTCGAGAGCAACGAGGAGCTGATCCAGCTCTACCCCGACGTGTTCTTCGAGATCCCCGAACGGCAGAGCTCGAAGTGGTCGGAAGAGAAGGGCCTCGTGGTGCGCCGGCGCAGCAACCCCAAGGAAGCGACGATCGAGGCGCATGGCCTCGTCGATGGCCAGCCGACCGGCTCGCACTTCCAGCTCCTCGTGTATGACGACGTGGTGACGCTCGACTCGGTGGGCACGCCCGAGCAGGTGGCCAAGACGACCGCCGCCTGGTCGCTGTCGGACAACCTGGGCGCCCGGGGCAAGAACGGCAAGATCCGCAAGTGGCACATCGGCACGCGCTACTCGTACGCCGACAGCTACCACACGATGATGGAGATGGGCGCTGTCAAGCCCCGGATCTACGCCGCAACGGACAACGGGCTGGCCTCGGGGAAGCCGGGGTTCCTGTCGCCCGAGGCGTGGGCCGAGAAGAAGCGCAACCAGATCGCCAGCGTGTTAGCTGCCCAGATGCTGCAGAATCCGGCCGCCGGCGCGCAGGCGATGTTCCGAAAGGACTGGCTGCGCTTCGCCGAGGTGCGCCCGGCCACACTCAACGTCTATCTGATTTGCGACCCGGCCGGCTCGAAAAAGAAGACCAGCGACTACACAGCGATGGTGGTGATCGGCATCGACGCCGCGGGCAACAAGTGGCTGCTGGACGGCCGGCGCCACAAGATGAGCCTGGCCGAGCGCTGGGACAACCTGAAAGCGCTGCGCCGCAAGTGGCGTCGCACGCCCGCCGTGCAGCGCGTCGAGGTCGGTTACGAGCGCTACGGCATGCAGTCGGACATCGAGCACTTCGAGTCCGAGATGAAGCGCGAGGGCGACGTTTGGGAGATCAAGGAGCTCGCCTGGCCGCGCGAGGGTGGCGGCTCGAAGTTCGATCGCATCCAGCGCCTGGAGCCTGACTTCAAGAATGGCCGGTTCATGCTCCCGGCGGTGGTCTCGAGTGAGACGGCCGCTCAGGCTCGCGTGCGGGAAGCCGGGCAGGCGTTCCGGATCTTCACCCCTACGAAGGCGCGCGACCACAAGGGCGACCTGTACTCGCTGAACAAGGAGTTCCTGACGGAGTACCTCGTCTATCCGTACGCTGTACACGACGACGTTCTCGACGCGATGAGCCGGATCTACGACATGGACCCGCAGCCGCCGGTGATCGTCGATGAGAGGGCGCTGGAGCCCGAGATCTACGCGGACGGGCTGTGACATGGAAGACGCAATCGAATGGCATGTGGTCCCGCGAGGCGATGTCCGCGAGCACGAGACCGCGCCGAGCTGCTGGTGCGACCCCGTCGAAGACGACGAGGAGCCCGGGCTGTGGCTGCACAACAGCGCTGACGACCGTGAAGCCTTCGAGCAGGGCACGAGGAAACCATCATGAGCTTTGACCCGAACACGCCGCTGCCGGCCGACCGCAAGGTCCGCACCTCGAAGCGGTTGTGGTCCGACGTGGTGGGGGAAGCCGAAGCCGAGGCCGGCATCACTGCGCCGAAGAGCCAAGAGCCCGGCTACCGCTGGTCGAACGGGCGCACGCACCGCAGCGGCAAGGGGGCGGCCGATGGCAGCCACGGCTGAGGCCCGATACGCGGCACTGCCCGCATCGATCCGGGCGATCTACAGCTATGACGAGTGGGTCTGGCTGACCGACCAACAGAAAGACCGCCTCGAGCTGGCGGAAACCGAACCGGAGTGGGACCAATGACCGAGACCCTGTTGCCGTATCAGCAGCGCGTGGTGGATGAAAAGGCCGAACTCGACCAGAAGCTGGACGCCCTGCACGCGTTTCAGGACGGACCGCTGTTTCCGCGGCTGACCAGTGCCGAGCAGGCGCGCATGAACTTGCAGGCGCACTACATGGCCCGCTACTCGGAGATCCTGGGCGAGCGAATCGCTGCGTTTCAGCGGGACGCCGAGACGGCCGCGAGGAGCGTGGCATGAGCGACATCCTGATGACCGACCAGCCGCAGGTCGCCGCGAGCGACATGGTGCTGGCGAAGAACATGGCCGAGCTGCTGCACAAGCACTACCCGGGGCATTTGTGGGCGGTGACGTGTGAGAACGGCCTGGCCACGGTGCGCAACCTGTACCTGTCGGGCCAGTGGGCCTTCGTGATCAAGGTCGGACAGCAATACTCGATCAGCGCCTTCGACAAGGCGATCGTGCGCGCCGGCGGCGAGCTCCTTGAGCGCTACCGGCTCAGTCGCGGCGCCTTCAGCGACGCCCAGTATCACGACATCAAGACCGACATCGCCGGCAACCTGCTGGCCGACAAGAGCTGACCATGCAAGACACCGACGAGATGCAGGCTGAGGCAGGCCTGGCCGAGATCAACACGCCTCTGCTGGCCGACGACGAGCCTGGCGCCGCCTACCCGGAGATCGACTGGCTGGGGGGGGGGGGGTGCGCCCGATTGG